ATGCAATGATGCCAAAAAAACCGACCGTAACGCCTACCGCCAACACGCGGGGTATCCAATCACGGGTAGCGATCTGCATATTGCGGGCTGAATCGCGATCCTGTTCAGAAATTCGTTCCAGATCAATGTCCAAAGATTTCATTTGAACTTTGAAATCGGCGTCAATCTTTTTAAGTTGAGCCAACTGGTCGCCCGTTGGATTGGCAAGAGCCGACATAATGTCATCCTCAGTGCCATTTTCATGACCGAAAAGGGCATTTGATACTGCTTTTACAGCCAATCCTGCCACTGGACCGCCGAGAGCGGTAGCGATAGTAGGTGCAACTGAACCAATTAATGGTCCAAAAGTTTTTAAGATGTCCATGTCATTTCACCGTTAGCATGAGAAAAACACCAATTGCAGCAATACCCAATACCAGAAAACCAATTATGCTACTAACCATAATTAGGTCCTTTCTGGCCTCTTCCTGCTCTTTTAAAGCAGCTGCAGCCTGACGAGCTGCTTCCTTACGCATTTCAATCACCTGCCTTTGGATGCCTTCCCATGCCGCGGGGCCATATTGGCCAACAAACAGGTTTTTTACCTGAAGTTGCATATCAAGGGCTTTGGCTTTGACGGCGTATATCTTTACCGCCTCGGCCTCAAACTCGGCTTGTGATTGAAATAGTTTTTTCTTGCGAGGCGTTGACGCGATCGTAACGATCTGTCCTACCTTGCCAAAGAGGTTGCTCACCTTTTCGGCAGTCGCCATCATATCCTGACCAGCATCAACGGCGGACTTGATAGAGTTATAAATTGCAGTCGCGCCAGCGATTAGGGTAAATGGGTCCATATCGGCCTCAGAAAGGTGGGGCCTGCGATTGCGTAACGGGCTGCGACAATTGGGTTATTTGCGCGGCAATCTGAGACTCAACGGCAAGCATGCTAATACATTGCGATACCCAATTATACGCCATGGCCTGAGTAATGTCAGCATATGGAACAAATTCGGCCGGGTTAGGCGTACCTAATTTTGCTGTACCAGACGAAGATGACGTGTATATGCCATTTGTTCCCGTGCAGACCCAATTAATGGCCGTAACCACATTGGTCAGGCCATCATATTCTGAACTAACTATAAATTGTGGGAACGACCATGCAAATTGCATCACGATAAACCAGCGCCAGAAATAATGGCATTGGAGGCCGAAACAAACAGAATGGTGCAAATCCCATACAAGCCAAGCGTTCGGTCGCCCGTTGTGGATGTGGTTTGCCCGGCCCATTGCATGGTTACACCAGAACCTTGAGAAATTGTCTGGCTGCTGCCGGAATTGTTGTAAATCGTGACGGCATTACCCGCCGACATGACGGAATTTGGAACAGTAATACCGCCTGTTGTGATGGAAATAGCCTTGCCGTTATCGGAGGCAACCAACACATATGAGGACGTTTGAGAGTTAATAGGAATGCTACGGACATTGCCTATTGCATCACTTACGGATGTTCCGGCTGTGACACTAGTTCCTGCAGTAATCGTTGTTCCGGCAGTGATGCTACCACTAACCGATAAAGAACTGATATTCTGAATAACACCATCATCCGCCTTTTTGACGTTTGTACCGTCGCAGTAAATAATGATGCTATAGCCTTGCGGAAGGGCAACAGTCGTTCCAGCGGCTGCGTTGCTGCCATTATTGGAACCAAGGGTGACCGTATACGCGCCGGATGTGCTGTTTGTCACAACCCACATACCCGCTACACTTTGCGGCAAAAGCACATTTTGGTTAGCAGCCAATGCACCCGTAAGGTTAAACCGCATGGCTTGTGACGTAGAACCTGCGGCTGTAGCACTGGGTGCGGCAATGTTTGTGTAGGTTGTTGACCCGCCAGTATTTACAGATACACCAGTGGTATTGCCAAAAACTTGGTCAAGGATGGTTGCATTGTAATTGAGCGGCTGGTCCCATGTGGGGGACGTGCTATTATACGCTGGTTCGTTTAATGCAATATTAGTCGTTATTGACATCTGATTCGCCCTTCTTACCTAGCAATTTCTGGAAGGTATCAGTCTCGTAAATCTTAATTCCGTACCAAATAATAGGGAAAAACGCGCCAACTTCCGGTATCCAGCCCATAATACTACCCAATGCTGCGGAGAGCGACAGCCAATCCATAAAATGTTTAACGCCTGTATCAATATGGTCTGTCAGGGTCATAGTTAAGAATCCCGGATAATTGCCGTAGAAGTGTCGCGGTCAATGGATAATACACCATAGCAGACAATATTCCAATCCCCGCCATCCCGCTCATCCTTGACGGGAACCTGTATGTCCAGATGCTTAAACAGGTACTCTTTGCCGTTTTCAAATACCCGCCAAGCATGATCCTCCGTCCCGCGACCGGGCTGACCACGGGACTTGTTAAACCGGATGGCGTACTTATTCATTTCCAACGTGGGCCTTCAACCCAAATGACCAGTGACTTACGAACGCCTTTGGTGACGGGCGCGACACGATGAAGTAAAAAAGATGGGAAAAATATTGCCCGCCCTTTTATTACATCAATTTTTTTTGGTATAGCCATATTCATTTCAAAGTCGCCACCTTCAAAATCGTCATTTAAAAGCAAGGTCATGGATAGTTTCCGGTGAAGGCCGCTTCCATTTTGATTTTGGCTGTTTAAATAACTATCAATGTGCCAATCATAGTGACCTTGTTCTTTTGAATTATAAGTAGAAAATTGAAAAGCATTATAACCAATAAGTTCAAATCCATAAAACTTATCATTTATAAATTTAACAAAAGTATTTAACTTATTAAATATCCATCTATTTTCTTCATCAGGTTCAGTAAAATTTATTTTTGAAACTCTTAATTGTTTTTGCGATTTATCTTCCCCAAAAATTTTTCCTTCTTCTAATTTTTTGTTTTCACAATATTGAACAATTAATTCCAATTCTTCATTGGTAAAATAACCGTCCCAATAAACATGAGGATAAAAAATAGATGATTTTTCAGCAGGATAATTTGTAATCATAATTATATAATCGTTGCTGATGGTTGAAGCGTAACAGACGGAACATATGAAACACCTACATTGAAATGAATCATACGAAATGGTTTTTTTGACAAATTTCGCGTAAATGAATGCGGTAGCCAAGAATTAGCAAACATAATTGAACCTGCCTCTGGAACAAAGTTAATCATATTGCTGGCATAAGTTGCCTGTGAAGGATCACGTTCAATTAACGAAACAAATTCTTTTGTTGAACGTGGTTCGTGAATAATAAGGCGGCAGCCTTCTGGCGGGGTGTCTATAAAATAAAAACCAGAAATAACTGAATTGTGGATATGACGTTCGTGGCCTGAACGGTAATGATGTTCTTGGCACCAAAAATCATATATTTCCATGCGGTACAAATCCATATTGTACCCTTGATCATTTAAAATTTGCCAAGATGTTTCCAAAACATAGTCAACAAGACCGCGCATCCTATCGTCAATATGCAATGGTCCGGTATTATATAAAGGAAATATTTCGTCTAATTTTGTTGTTTTTTTAACTTCCGCCAATTTTTCCACGCATACCTTGGTGGTTGTTTTTAAAAATTCTGGCTTATCAAATTTATAAACAGGTGACGTAAAATAGTGCCAAGCGTTAATGGCATCAGACATCTTATTTCCTTTTTAAGATATAATGTTACCGTTTGAATCTAACTTAGGTATTTTAGGAACTTCCCAGTTTAAATAATCCGTTACCGTATAATCCTGCAATTGTGCAAGATAATTATTATATGCCATTTTTTGGGCATTAGTGGTAGCGGGGTCCGCAATAAACCCATTAACTTTATCAATCCTCATTGCTTTAGTACTGAAAACCATCTGATCAATGTTTGTTTTAATTTGGGCTATTTCATCATTTGTTTTGGATGTAATTTCCCACACATCTTGCCAAATACCATTAACTTTTTGGTATGTTGATGTTTCACTCACATTTTCAAATATGCCCGGCTCTGGGCGTTCAATGCGAATAAATGATTGATATTGGTCCTGTGGAACACCATCAGGAAAGTGATCGCGCAAATTTTCTGGCAAATAGGGGTTTCCTATCGCATTACCGTTTTCATCAACTTTAATGTAAAGTTCTAATGACATTATGGGCTTCCCGCACAAGTTGATGGAAATGAACGTGTACTTCCGGGCCACATAATACGAACAGCGCCAGACGCTCCTGCGCCCCCATACCCAACGGATGGGCTACAGCATCCACTGCCGTGGCATGAAGTTCCGCCCCCACCGCCGCCTCCGTAATTGCCGCCAGCGCCGCCAGTTGGAAAACTTGCGCCAGCGCCGCCACAGGCCGCTGATATTGCGCCATTGCTGCCTCCTGATCCACCCCTGCCATAGGCTGAAGCACGATTAGTTGAACCACCCGCACCATTTGAACCGGAACCCAAAATGCCAACCCCGCCGCCGCCGCCAGAACCGCAACCGGGACCAAGTTGCAACCCGCCACCACCGCCGCCGCCAGTTCCCGCTGGTGCTGAGCCTGACCCAGCGCCGCTACCTCCACTCCCAGAATACCCACCTGCTCCGCCACCGCCACTAGCAAAACGGGTATTGCCTACTTGTCCATTATATGTACCCGCGCCACCAGCGCCACCACCCGTGCCGCCATAACTACTTGCGCTATTACTTGTTACTTGGTTGCAAGTACCTTTACCGCCTTGCCCACCGCCGCCATAAACTGCGCCTGTACTTACAAAATAACTATTACTTCCCGGATTTGCTACACTTACATTGGTGTTTTTTGCTCCGCCACTGCCAACCACTACCGTGTAACAAGAACCGGGCGTTACTGAGTAATTATTAACATATCCTAACCCGCCGCCAGTTCCACCTATCCCCCAATATTGTGAGATGCCACTATAACTTGAAGAGCCACCAGCGCCGCCGCCCCCAACAGCAACGACAGATACGGACGTAACACCCGCAGGTGCTTTCCAATTATAAGTTCCGGCAGTTGTATAAGATATTGAGCCGGGAGGAGCAGCGGTTA